TCGAGAAGATTAAATATCTCCCTCAAAAAGAAAACATCTACGTCAACCCTGCATGGAATCTTGGTGTTGAATTATCATCATATGATCGTATTTGTTTATACAGTGATGATGTTTTATTTGACCCAGCAGTTATCGATGCAGTCTATCCTTTTATGTCTGAAGACAAAGGTGTGACTGGATTTGCTTATGAGTCAATATCTGAGAGCCATCAATCTTTGTTCAGGGCTGAATGGGAACGACCTCAAATTGTTCCTACGTGGGCATTTCACTACAGATTTGGTATCTGTATGTTTATGCATAAAAACTGTTTCCATAAAATCTCAGATGACTATAAAATCTATTATGGCGATACGCATCAATTTGATTCAAACGCATTGTTGAATCGACAAAACTATAGAATTGAAAACTACGCATGCGTGACAAAAATGAAGAGTTCGTCAGGCAACTTCAACTCTATCATTGAAGAGGACAATAGAAGATATAAAGAAAACAATCCAAGCGAAGGTTTGGTTATGAACTTTATGGAAGAGTTAGAGAAAACTTTATTATGATTTCTGTGATAGTCCCAACAATGTGGCGTGCGCCACACTATAAAAAGATGTTTCCTTTATTGGATAAACATCCTTTAATTGGAGAGATTATTGTCATTGACAATGATACATCACAGACTGATCACAGCATTCTAGATCTAAAGAAGATAGTTTACCTACCACAAAAGGAAAACATCTATGTGAATCCTGCTTGGAATCTTGGTGTGAGTGTTTCTAAACATGATGGATTATTCATCCTGAATGATGATTGTCTCATAAATCCCAATTGCCTAACACAGATCATATGGAAACTTTCTCCTGATAAGGGGATACTTGGATTTTCAGAATTGAGTTATTGCGGATACTCTTTTGAAACATTCGATCAGATGTGTTCCATGGGCATCGGTTCTGTCGTAGAATTTGAGCCAGTAGATGTGTTAAATAACACACGGACTTCTGGAATGCCACATTTCTCTTATGGGAGTGCAATGTTTCTACATAAACAAAGTTACTATACAATTCCAGAAGAATTTAAAATTTATTTCGGTGACTTGTTTATTTTCTTGATGAATTTAAAGCAAAAGAAAATTAATTACACAATTGAAGAAGGTTTGGTTTGTACCAAAATGTCATCAACAGTCAGCAACGAAAATCCTCAGATAGAGTATGAGCGAAAGATCTTTAATGATGTGTTTGGAAGATATGAGTTGCTCAATCTAGAAGTAAACTAAATGCTCTATCTCACATTACTCGCAGGGCTGTTGCTTTCAGCAACGGCTGGATATTATTCAATAATCGGATTGATTGCCATCTTTCCAGGTGCAATGCTTCCCATTGTTTTGATGGGCGGTTCCTTAGAATTCGCTAAACTGGTTGCAGCCTCGTGGCTTTATCGTAACTGGAGTATCGCGCCCAAGATCATTAAAGGTTACTTTGTATTTGCCATAATCATTCTAATGTTTATCACCTCTCTTGGAACGTTTGGATATCTTTCAAAAGTCCATTTAGAATCATCGATTGGAGTTGCTGATAACTCTTTAGAAATTGCTAGACTAGAACAACAAATTGCGAGTGAACAAAGAAGAATTGATAACGCTCAGAGATCACTCAGTTCTTTAGACTCGGTTGTTGATAAATCTTTTTTAGATAGCGCAAGAATTCGAAATCAACAGAAGGCAGAAAGAGCCTCATTGAATGCTGCAATTGAAAATTCAGATGCTCGAATCTCTGAACTCAACACCCAACTCGTACCACTCCGCCGATCTAACATCGAGTCTGAGGCAAAAGTCGGTCCATTAAAGTATATTGCAGAACTCATTTATGGTAAAGAAGAAGCAGCAAACTACTTTGATTCTGCAGTCAGATTTGTAATTATATTGATTGTTCTTGTATTTGATCCGCTGGCAGTATTGCTTTTAATTGCAGCGAATATAAGTTATACTAATCAAATGAACAACAAACGTTCTCCTGAGCCAAAGCCAGTTGAACTGAAACCCAAGAAACCTAACTATGTCATAGAAAAGGTTGATACGATACAAAGCAAAAAGAAAAAGGTTGCTAAATCGAAAGAAGTGGGGTATAATAGTGATGCAAAGGGCATCTACAACTTCATGATGCGCGATGATTTTGGAATTTCTCATACTGATAAGGTGAACAAAAATGAGTCTACTCGAAAAGTTAAAGAAAAACACGACGATTAAAGATACTGCCATTCTTGCAAAGTCCAAGTTCTTTGCTGCCAAGGATATGGTACAAACCAAGATTCCTGTGGTGAATGTTGCATTCTCTGGTGATCTTGATGGAGGATTCACTCCTGGACTCACTATGTGGGCTGGTCCGTCGAAGCACTTCAAGACTGCATTCAGTCTCTTGATGGCAAAAGCATATCAAGACAAGTATCCTGATTCTGTTGTTCTGTTCTATGACTCAGAGTTTGGTACTCCGCAAAACTATTTCACTTCGTTTGGTATTGATACCGATCGCGTTGTTCATACTCCAATCACGGACGTTGAGCAATTGAAGTTTGATATTATGCAACAGTTGACTCAGATTGAGCGCGGCGAGCGTGTGATGATCGTCATTGACTCAATTGGTAACTTGGCTTCGAAGAAAGAAGTTGAGGATGCGTTGGATGGTAAGTCAGTCGCTGACATGAGCCGCGCAAAGCAAATTAAATCCCTGTTCCGTATGGTGACACCACACCTTACACTGAAGGACATTCCGATGGTAGTTGTAAATCACACCTATAAAGAAATAGGTTTGTATCCCAAGGATATTGTCGGTGGCGGAACAGGTTCCTATTATTCTGCTGATAACATTTACATTCTTGGTCGTCAGCAAGAAAAAGAAGGCACTGATTTGATTGGCTATAACTTTATCATTAATGTTGAGAAGTCTCGGTATGTCAGAGAAAAGGCTCGTATCCCTGTCACTGTTCGCTTCGATGGTGGCATTTCTAAGTACAGTGGGCTTCTTGACATGGCACTTGAGTCTGGTCATGTTACGAAGCCTAACGTAGGTTGGTATGCCAAAGTCAATACTGAAACTGGTGAAGTTGAAGCCAAGAAGTGGCGTTTGGCTGATACTGAATGTCCTGAATTCTGGGATGGTATTCTTTCCAGTGATTCGTTTAAAGAATGGATTCGTAAGAATTATCAGTTCAGTTCTGCTGTTGCTGGTAATCTTTCATCTGATGTAGATGAGGAAGAAGATGTTTGATGATTTAATCGCTAAAGCAGAATTTTGGTACGTCAAGAAATTCTTCAAAGTTGACAAACAATATACGTTTTTCGTAGATCTTAACGGTCCACCTGGAAGTTTTGCTGTCAAATTCTTGGGCAAATATGATGGTGTGATTGTTGAGTTCACCGACGTCAAAGTTACTGATGAAGGTTTGATGAATTTTGATTATGATATCATCTCGAATGTGAACAACGTAGATACCAAGAGCAAATCGTTTCAGCGATTTACTTCTAACGTGATGCGTAGTATACTTCTGAGTGCAATTGACAATGCGATGAAGGAAGGCAATGAAAACAGAAACACTGATCTTGTCGAATCTGATGCGGAACGAGTCTTTCATGAGGAAGACTCTGCCATTTCTGAAGAAAGAGTATCTAACCGAAAGTCACGAAAGAAAAGTATTCGAGGAAATAAAGGAGTTCATCCTAAAGTATAACAGTCTGCCACCAAACGCAGCACTGGAGATTTCCTTAAAAGAATCTACCAAACTCACCGAAGTTGAGTTAAATAAGTCACTCGAACTTCTAAAGGAAATCTCGAATGACAAATCAGAGCAAAAACTCGAGTGGCTTCTTGACACTACAGAAAAGTTTTGCCAAGAAAAAGCAATCTATAATGCTATCATGGACAGTATTCAGATACTTGATGGCAAAGATCAAGCGAGGGGCAAAGGAAGCATTCCTACTCTTTTGTCTGATGCTCTGGGGGTTAGTTTCGATCCTCATATTGGTCACGACTTTTTGGATAATTACGCTGATCGGTATGATTTCTATCATCGTATCGAGAAAAGAATCCCCTTCGATCTTGAGTATTTCAACAAGATCACTAAAGGAGGATTGCCGCAAAAGACCCTTAACATTGCTCTTGCAGGTACTGGCGTCGGTAAGTCTTTGTTTATGTGCCATGTGGCTGCTAGTTGTTTGGTTCAAAACTACAATGTTCTATACATTACTCTAGAAATGGCTGAAGAGAAGATCGCCGAACGTATTGACGCGAATCTTCTTAATGTTTCTCTTGACGATCTCATGAACATGCCGAAAGATATGTATGAGAAGCGCATGGGTAAACTCAAGACTTCCGTTAAAGGTAAGTTGATCATCAAGGAATATCCAACTGCTTCTGCAAATCCTGCTCACTTCCGTGCATTGATCAACGATCTTGCTCTGAAGAAAAACTTCCGCCCAGATATAATCTTCATTGATTATCTAAATATTTGTGCATCGTCAAGGATTAAGGCTGGTGCGAATGTAAACAGTTATACTTACATCAAGGCTATTGCAGAGGAATTGCGTGGTCTTGCGGTAGAGAATAATGTCCCGATTGTATCTGCTACTCAGACAACTCGTTCAGGGTTTAGTAACTCAGATCCTGGGCTCGAAGACACTAGTGAGAGTTTTGGTCTACCTGCCACTGCTGATTTCATGTTTGCTCTTGTTAGTACTGAAGAGTTGCAACAGTTAAATCAAATCCTTGTGAAGCAGTTGAAGAATCGTTATAATGATCCGAATCTTCACAAGAGATTCACGGTTGGTATTGATCGCGCGAAAATGAAACTTTATGATCTTGAGCAGAAAGCCCAAGATGCTGTAATGCAAGAAAATGACTCAAAGCCAGTCTTTGATCGTGGTCGAAGCACAGATAAGTTTAAGAATCTTAAAGTATAATGCAACTCAAGAAAATAGAAAAGAAGGTTTATGCTCTTGCCGAAAATTGGGTCGGAGAGAAACATATACCTTCAATGATTCGTCAGTTGAATAAAGCATTCAAACCATATATTGTTTGCTTTTCATCAGAAAGATTTGAAGATGAATACTACCCAGATCACAATGTCATTGTGAATGGTCATTACTGTATGCGAATTTCGGATATAATTCCTGAGCACATCTATATTTGTCTAAACTTTCCTGAAGATTCTAAGAAAGCCGTGATGACTGAGAAGGGTGCGCGCAATCTTGCTGTAAAGATTATTCGTGCAATTCATCATGAGTATCGCCATAAGCATCAACAGAAACAGCGTCCACTACTTTTACAAAAAGAATACAAACCAAAACCAAAGCAGAATAAAATGAAGGCAATGTATTATGGCAACCCTGATGAACTCGATGCTCATGCATATGAGACACAGGCTGAGAAACTAGATATAAATAAATTACGAAAAGCGCATAAGATTGGCTGGAGAGAATGTGAAGCCGTCTTTATGTACAGAAAACACTTTCGTGAACAAGATTCAAGAGTTTGGAAAAAATTTCTTAAAAAGGTTTATAAGAATAATAATGAGCATAAAAAAGAAGTTACTCACTCCCGCTAAATTTGGTTTGAATACAATGAAGCCGCTGAGTTCTTCTGCAATCATCTCATCTGTAAAAAATAAAATCAATTCGCTTCCAATAAGTCCTGCAGCTAAAAATGCTTGTCGCGATATGATTTCAAAATCTGCTTCTGGGAAGCAATCGTTTCCTTCAGATTTTAGCGGATTGACTGGAGCCGACATTGGTGTTTTGACATCAGATTTTGGTGAGGTTACTGGTGCCATTTATATGTTGAATTCTGGAAAGGGGTATGAATTCGCAAAATTTCCGACTTCAGAAGCGCAACGGCTTGTAGACTACTATCTTGTTAAAGATAATATTGATGAGAAATTTTCTGCCAAAGCTGGAGTTGGTGGTGCACCTTCTATCACTGCCTTAGAAAAGGCTTTGAATGGAATGGATGTTGCCAAACTTTCCAAAAAGCATAAAACAGCATTAAAAGTTTTGCAGATAATTAACAAAGAATCAGTTTATAGTGGTGTTTTAATTGCAGCAGAGTATCTAAAGTTGCCTGG